TTTCGTCCAAATTTTTCAAAAAATAAACCAAGTGTTGGAATATTACTTACAATAAACTTTGATGCAATAAATTTGATTTCAAAATAGGTATAATTTTCCTCCATGTATTTTAAAATTTCTGATTCATATGAATTTTCATTATCTTTTGAAATAAATGAATCTATAACTACTTTGATATCTTCTATTTTTTTATTTTTCATATCAGATATAGTTTGAAACAACTCTATAAAGTCATTTTTAGTTAATTTAGTCTTTTCATAATTACTAGGTATTAAAGATGCTACAGATGTTGTATTTTTATTCTTTTTTGATACAACAATCGAAACTGAAGGTTTAATTTTTTCAGCTACTTTCTTTTTAGGAGGTGGTTTAAATAACGTTTTATCATTTTTATTTGTTTTATTCTGAGTTCCGAAATAATTCTTCTTCATTTTATTATTTTTAAATATTTTTTATTTCATAAATTTAAAATAAAAAATTCAAACATATAACTTCTTATTTTAAATAAAATGAAATCAATCAAACGAAAAAAATCACTAAGAAAAAAGAAATCAATCAGACGAAAAAAGTCTCCAATAAGAAGAAAGTCAATAAGAAGAAAATCGATAAGACGAAAAAATAAATTTAAATACGATGGAGTTATTATTGATGAATTCCCAGAAAGACCATTTGAAATGATACTTAGTTCTTTAGAAAAAAACGATATTGACATTTTACGTCAAGTAAGTAAAACTGTTGAAAATGATATTAAAATAAATTCAGCGAAACTAAACAAAAAAGAATCTTTAAAATATATAAATAATACTGACAATTTTAGAGAAGAACGTGATAATTTAGATTTAAAAAAAAAGGTTGATATTTTTCTTGATAGAAAAGAGATTACTAACTTACATTTAAATTTATATAAATGTAGACTTAGAGATTTTCCATCTTTTGAACCACCAAACGAAAAAATAGTAGTATTAAATTTAAGTGATAACTATATAAAAATTATTCCAGACGATATAGGAATAAAATTACCTAAATTACGGATATTAGATTTAAGTTATTGTGAATTGAAAGATTTTCCAAATTTTAAATTAGATGAATTAGTAGAATTAAATTTAAATGAAAATGATATAAAAACTATTCCAGATGATATAGGTATAAAATTACCTAAATTAGAGGTACTTAAATTAAGTTATTGTGATTTAAGAACTTTTCCAAATGACATAGGAATAAAATTACCTGGTTTGCAAAAATTGGATTTAAGTAATTGTAAATTGACAGTTTTTCCAAACTTTGAACCACTTTTAAATAATTTAGTAGAATTAAATTTAAGTAAAACCATGATAACAATCATTCCAGATGATATAGGTATAAAATTACCTAAATTACAGATACTTAATTTAGGTAATTGCGGTTTGACATCTTTTCCGCATTTTAAAACACCTTTAAATGAATTAACTGAATTAAATTTAAAATTAAATTCTGATATAACAACTATTCCAGATGATATAGGAATAAATTTACCTAAATTACAGATATTAGATTTAAGCTATTGTGGATTGACAGATTTTCCAAATTTTGAATTAAATGAATTACTTGAATTAGATTTAAGTTTGAATAATATTATTAGAAGCACAATTCCAGTTAATAGATTCGGAAAACTTATTTCTTCAGATGGTATAATATATTCAAAATTACCTAAATTAGAAAAATGCTTATATTAAGGACGTTATAATTTTTTTTATTAAAATTATAACTTATTTTTAGAAACATTTCATAATATATGCCAATACATAGTATGGTGGAATAAGATTATGTGGTTGTCCTCCACCATCATTAGAAATAGAATGGTTATGTGTTCCTGATGCATAAATAGCGGGATTTGTTGTTAAACTAACAGCAGCGTCAACTGTGCTAGTTCCTGATCCTCCTTCTCCTGTAACACCACCGTGGTTATGTGTTGGCATTTCATAATTAGTGAGCGTATGTAGAACTTCTCCACCTATTCTACCAACAGCTCCAGACAAATTTGTACCAACTCTTGCACCTGTATCAATATTAGTATTACCACCACTTATAGAGGTTCCATTAGTAACAGTTAAATTAGGATTATATCCAAGAACAAAACGACCTCTAAGATCTGGTGTTGATACTCCATTTAAACTTCCTCCATCACACAATCTCCAACCTTTAGGAATATTATTTTGATCTCCACCCCACATTATTATAGAACGTTTAGGTAACACATCAGTTGAACTTGATTTTACATACCATTGACCTTGGTAACTAATCAAAGATACACCTTCTGAAAACCAAAGATTTCTAAAAGAAAAATATCCTGGGTCGTTATAACCTAAAATAATTAAACAAACATTTTCACGAAAATTATTATATTCCCCATTATTTATAATAACGATAGATTTTTCAGTACCATCTGGTATAGAATCATTATTTTCTAAATAGATTTCCCTTCCAAATCTATAATCACCGTTATTTACTGTTCCATATCGGTTATATTTAACTAAGAAAATATCAAAAGTGCCCGATTCACTATAATTATCGATAGTCGCTGCGATATCATTATTAGGATCCATACCAAAAGACCATCCTTGATAAACATTTACAAAGTCTGAATTAAATTCACCTCCTAGATAAACATGACCATCACTTGTCGCAACAATACTGTTATTAACATCTGTATATGAACCACTCACTTTACTACACCAAATTATGTATCCATAATTGTCATATTTAATAAGGTATGAATTATAGTTAGAAGATGTTAAGGTAGCACGCGAACCAGGAGAATCTCCATTACTACCACTATTATATAAATACATATAACCCTCAACTCCAGAATAGGAACCACTTAAATAAACACTATTCGAATTAATTCCTCTAACGAATCTATTATCAACACAAACTTTAGGAGTGGATGAATATCCTCCAACAAAAGTATACCATTGAATAATACCATTTGAATTGTATTTAGCAAAAAATGTATTATAAGTACCATTTGTTGGAATATTCACAGTATAACGCACGTTGTTAATACTCCTTGTGTCATACATATACGAAGAGGCTCCTGAAATTTGACAAGCTAAATAATAATTTCCATAAGAATCAATTGTGCTAGATGGTTTATGAATTTCACCTGAAGCATTTGAACCTAATTTATTAGTCCAAATACATTTACCATCTGTATCGTATTTTACAGTAAACAAACTAATATTTGAATCAGTTACTTTGTTTATATCATTATAATATCTAATGGCATTACCAATACGATTATAAACTGAAACTGTATCTTCCTGTGTTGCTGAAACGATAATATTTCCATCATTGTCACATGAAATTGAAAGCCCGTCTGTTGTTATTACTCCATTATACAATGGAACATTCCAAATATATTTACCAGTTTTATCAAATTTAACTATAAACATACCTACATTATTTTGTGATATTCCCACTTGTATTTGCCCTGAAGTATCCCAAATATTAACACCAACATTATCTATCATAAATGCCGAAAAATAAACATTTCCATTTTTATCAGCAACAGCGCTAGAACTATATGTGCCGCCACTACTAACATTAGCCATAATTTTTATATGCCATAAATAAATTCCATCTTTATCATACTTTATCATACATGCTCCTCTATTATTCAAAGATTCAGTTGATGCGGTGCTATTAACATCTCTTACATCATAAATATAAATATTATTTGTAGTTTCGTCATCTGTTTTTACAATAGTGACGTAACTGTTACCATCAGCATCTGTATACAGTGTAGGATATCCATCAAAATCATTATCAAATCCTATACGTGTCGTCCAATCGACTGAACCATTTGTTAAGTATTTAATTATAGCAATAGATCTGTTATTAGAATATCGATCAATATTATTCCAGTTATAATTATTATAATAATAAGCTCTCATACTAGAACTATCAAAACTACACAAAGCATAAACATTATTATCTTTATCGCTGCTTAAACGAAGATTTTGCTCATCACCATCTCCAGAAAGTCTTGTTGTCCAAGAAAGATCACTTAAATTACCATAATCTAAAATACTTAACTTAGTATTTACATCTATTACATCGACTTCGCTACTAATACTTATCTGTTCTGATTGAATTTTAGGAATCCATTTTCCATTATGGCTTACCAAATCTAAACTATCTGTTAACGTAATCGTTTTTCTAGAAGTAAAACCATAACCAGATTTTAACGGTTCTAAAATTTGACAATTCAATGGTCCATTATTATCATTATTTGTAATTACGATAGATTTTTCAAACGCATTTGGAATATTTGGAACATCTTCTAAATAAATATCGCGGTGAGTATTATTATTTATTAAGCCATATCTATTATACTTAATTAAAAAACAATCGGCATTTCCAACATTATTCAATTCAGCAACATTATCATCATAATAACCATTAGTAGAAACATCCCATATATACATAGTATCCCAGTAAAAAGAACCGCTTATATAAACATGTCCAGTTGAATCGGCTTGCACATTTGATGCGGTTAGATCCCATTCGCCTTCGTAAGTATATCCAGCAGATGTAGTTGCCCATTGAAAATTACCGCTTCCATCATATTTAGATAAAATAACATGATTAGTATCATCCTCCATCCAATAATCTTTACTTGGTAATGTGTAAGCAACAACATCATTTGAACTAGCATTATAAAAATTAAATCCACTTCTATAATCATACACAGCTCCAGACATATGAACATAAATATTTGGATTATATTTACCTACTATATACTGATTGTCACATGTAATTACAGGACTAAAAACAACATCATTTCCTGATTCGTTTTCATTAGCCGTTATTTTATTATGCCATTGAAATACACCATTATGATTATATTTAACTATTGCAACAAAAGATTCATGCTCCTCATTATTAGTATACACAAAAACAGGTTGTACATATTCTGTTCTAGTATCGAAAATTGCATAATCATAAATATAATTATTTGAAAAAGAAACATATAAATTTCCATCAGCATCAACACAACTTCCTGTCTGTAAAGCACCCGTAAATGGACCATCAACAGCTTCAGAAAAAATACCATTATACCATTGATAAAACCCAGAACTATTATATTTTACTGTAAACAAACCTATACCATCGTTTCCTCCAAACAAAACATTTTCTACTTGTGTACTATCTGGATTATATATAGTCACAAGAAAATAGAAACTTGATGTTACATAAATATTTCCGCTTGCATCAGTTTTCAAACTTATTCTTATTACATTAAATAAATCAGGATCTGGTCCAATATTATTATTAGGAATTAAACCACCTTCTAAATGATTCACCCATAAGAATTTACCTGTGTAATCAAACTTTAAAATAAAATAAGCCTCTCCTTCTCCGTCACGAGTAAATATTTTTGCAGGATCATTATCACTACCCGTATCGGCTACATAAATAGAATCTCCATCAAAATATCCAGATACAATTAAATTTCCTTCTAAATCACCTGTAACAACTGCTGATGATGTAATAGCAGTGCCTTCAAAGTAAAAAGATGAAACACGAATATTCCATTGAAATTCTCCTTTGTTATTATATTTCACAACAATTGTATTTGCATCTCCGCTATTAATTCCATCTAATATTTTAGCAGGAAAATTTTGATTATTTACATCATATATGTTTATATCTCCGTCATCATAACTTTGCATCGCAACAAAAAAATCTCCATTGCCATTAACAAAAACATTTGGTTCTGATTTAGAGTAATATCCACCAATTCTTGTGTACCATTTATTAATTCCAGCAGAATCATATTTTGTAAGAAATAATGATCGTTCTCCATCTAATTTTAAACTACCCACTGGTACTTCATTATTTGTGAAATCATAAATTCCTAGCTCATCACTATTATAAACACCAGCCATATATACATTATCATTTTTATCTAAATATATTTGTGGATTCAAGTCATATCCACCCCCTCCTATTTTAGTGTAAAATGTATTTTGAAGATTTTGGTAGTTCACGAAACTAGTTTTTGTATTTGTGTCTATAACATCCAAATCATATACATGCTCATACTGATCGGCAATAATTTTCGGAATCCAAATACCATCTTTAGTAATAAGTTCTATTGCTTCTGTAATTAAAACATTTCTACGCACTGAATATCCATAATTTTCTTTATTTAAAATTTGAAGATTTACTATTCCATTGTGATCATTATTTGTCAAAATAACTTCCTTACAAAAACTATCAGGAAGATCTGAATTATCTTCAATATATAAAAGCTTTGGATTAGATGTATTCAATAATCCATATCTGTTATATTTTACAATGAATATATCATCTTGATATGTTTCAGAATTTGCTTTTGTTAAAGTTGCAACAGGTTTATCATTATTCTGAGCATCATAAATATTTAACTGCGAAGAATATTCTCCCATCAAATAAACATGTCCATCTTTATCTGCAGAAACCACTAAATCATATACATCAGTATCGTCATTGTCGCTAGCTATAGTCAAAGCTCTTGTAGCCCATGAAAACTTACCGTCCTGATCAAAACATGCAATAAAACCATTTGTGGATTCATTAATCCATTCGTATTGTAAAGTGTACGCTATATGAGTTACATCAGTTCCATTGTAAAAATTTAAATTATTATAAAATCCCCCTGCTAAATATATGTTAGAGTTTTCAGAACCTTTGATATAACGATTATCTATAGCTAAACATGGATTATATTTAGATCCAAAACCATCAACTGCTGTATACCAGTCAATTACACCATCTTTAGTATATTTAACTATAACAAAACTTTTAGAGCCTTCTTTTATTTCATATTCATATACTGGAGAATTTTTATTTGTTGTATCAAACAAATAATTATAACTATTCCTTGATCTATAACCTACATATATATTATCATTAGAATCCGTTATTGTGTTAACATCTGTTACATCATTATCATAAGCAGCAACTTTAGTAGACCAAATTACACTACCATTTGGATCGAACTTTATTATAAATATATTATCGTTTCCGTCACTTGAAGTATGTGAAGATAATGTTGCGTCTGGAACAGTTAAAGCCGTATTTAACGGATTCCATACTTTCAAATAACCAGTAAAATTTCCAGACAATATAACATTACCATCAATATCATTATCTACAAAACATTGAGGGTCATAATCTGAACTTTCCATCTCAACATGATTTACCCATTTTAGCTTTCCTTCTTTGTCAAATTTGATTGTCACAAAATTATAAGCACTCAAACCTGTATTATATGTAAAAATAGGTTGCGAGAATCTTATATGCCCAGTATGAAAATGATCAATAACTACGCAAAAGAAATCATCAGGAAGAGGAACATATTCTTCGGGTGTTTTATCATATATTTTCAATTGTCTTGCAAGTAAAGTATGAGCCAAAAATACATTTCCTGATACATCACATGAAATTCTTGGAAGTACTAACGAACCACCATCATAAACTCCGTCAACATGAACTGTCCATTGAAAAACTCCATCAGAGTTATATTTTACGATAATAGCACTATCATCTGCTGCATCAGTTATTCTATTCACAGGATTAATTATATCAGTTGTGTCGTAAATCAACACATCATTTTCAGCACCATTTGCATTACCAAAACATACTATTACATTTCCATCATTATCACAAACCAACGATGGATAAAATTTTGCGTAATACCCGCCAATATGTGTTAACCATTGATACTCTCCTAAATGATTATATTTTACAATAACTACATCTTGAGAATCACCTTCTTCAGATGTTACCAAATCAGCAACTGGAACATCATTATTTGTAGAATCAAATACACTTAGCAAATCACTATCAGTTTCCAATGCAATGTACAAGTTATTATCCTTATCAATGCATTTGTTATTTTTATAAATATATTCACCATTAGGTCCACCTAACTTTGTATAGTAGGTCTTTGATAAATTTCTATAATCGACAAAACTTGTATTTTTATCTGTGCCTATTACATCAATGTCATCAGTATAAGCTGATTGTAATATATTTACTTGGTCATCAAAATAAATGACTGGGTCTTTGGTATCACTGTTTGTGATATGTCCATTACTAAAATTTACTTTACCTACTGAAAAATCATTTGAAACGGTTAAATTTTTCATTCCCATATGCTTAGATTGACGAAGTTTGTTCAAATTTTCATCCGAAGTGACATTTGAATAATCGAGTTTGAATGTTGACATTTTTTATTTTACATAACATAAAAATTTAATAAAAATGTTTCATTTACGTATTTTATTTTTTTATACTTAATTTTGAACATCTTTTATTTTTTAGTTTCTTAACCATTTTTACAAGATTAAAAACTTTTGTATTAGATTCCACTTTATTTGTTAAGGGGATCTAAAATAAAGCCTTATGTGGGGTTTGAACCCACGATTACAATAATCACATTTAAAAATATTATTAATTAACAATCCTTGTATTTTCAAACAGTATTTTGCTGTTTTTTGATGTGCTTTTACACCCTTGAAGATTTAAAACGCCGGTTTGGTATTATAATCTTTAATTCAAAGTTGGATACAGCAGTCCATGTAAATTTTGGGTGGTCTAAAAATAAACTATTAGGGAATTGCTAGTTCCGGTACCGATGTAGTACCACTGAGTAGGCTGCAAACCTGTATTTTACATCCCCTAATGAGATGGAGCCATAAATAGATCATCGATCGTTACGGTTGGCGCGATAGCTCTGCATGAACAAAATTTCTAAATCTTCTTTTTCTTTTTAAAATTTCTAAATCTTCTTTTTCTTTTTAAAATTTCTAAATCTTCTTCTTTTCTTTTTCTTCTTTTCTTTTTCTTTTTTAAAATTTCTAAATCTTCTTTCTTTTTCTTTTTTAAAAATTTCTAAATCTTCTTTTTCCATTTTTTATTTTAATATTAAAATAAAAAAATTATGCTAGTAAACAGATTACAATAAGAAAAAATAAAATACATATACCATTTTTATTATTATTTCCATTATTTACCACTGCTTGAGCTGAACTCTGAGTTGTTGTTGTCGTTTTTGTTGTTGTAGTAAAATTTTTAGGAAGTTGATTGCAAACATTTCCACTATTATCTTTGAAACAAAAATTTCCGTTTCCACAATCTAAATCAATACCTGTTGGACATGATTTAGTACAATC